ACTACGTCTCAAAATCCATAATTCTTTATGTCTTTCTTATCCGTAGCCCACTACGTCTCAAAATCCATAATTCTTTATGTCTTTCTTTCTAGAGCATGTAGGACAGAATCTAGGGTTGTCCTCTGGAACTTTAGCAACTCTAACACATCGATTACGGAAGGGACCGCTTACATGAATATACTCACATCTTGGACCAGCGCCTGGTATGAGGCTTGGAAAGTAACATCTATTGGGTTCTTTCCTAGGTGCTCCGTTTAAGGAGAATATATCTGGTTCAGAGTCAGACATGATGAGGGATACAGAACCAAGATCCAGGTACTACCATCAAATCGTTAGTAACATATTTTATATTAACCATGAGCTGGTGGGATAATCGCAAAGTAACATTAGTGCCGGCATCCGACGATCCCAAACATGTGGAAGAGTGGAGTCGTATGGCAGAACGTCTGAAGCTCATACCGGTATCCGATGATAATCCCGATATAAATGATGATATTTCTCCTGTAATTAGGATAGGAAGTGTAGGAGGAACATTCAGCGTAGGTGGCACAGTTGTAGATGATCCTTGTGCTGCTACCGGAGGATTAGTTCATGTTCATGTGGGACCCATCAAGATCGTCCAGAAACCTAGAGTAAGTGATGTTCCACCGTATCCTATTTCATCGTCAATTCGACAGTCAATTCGACAGTCAATTTCTCCTGCTGTGCCGTCAGTACCACCCATGACAACTACAACAACTGATACAGTTGAAACGATCAACGTTAAAAGTCTAGACGGTCCACACTTATTTTACCAATCCAACGGAATGGTAAGAAGTTCGGTGTATGCAGATGAATCGTATGTTATTTGCGTACCATGTTCGGATAACGATGGCGAATACTTCATTGCTATGATTAATTCGGGATTGATAGCTGGTGATCAATTTAAATCCTTACAGCCCGTTATGGAAGGACCAAATGGGTTGGATAATGGCAATTGTATCAAAGATTATACTGTACGCAAAGGTGGTATTATAACATCACTAGGCTTTGAAACTAAGGGTGGTGTCAGAAGGTTGAATGCTACCGTCGCTCTAGCGCTTGGTAAGCCTGTCAACGTGGACGGAGCAGTTCATATTGGTAAGATTAGTGTGTGAATCTGATATGGACTAAGTAGATCCAAAGCGCTACATCCATAACTCCAAGCTTTTAAAAAGCTACTATCCAGCGTCGACCGTTGTGTAGAATATCTTACGAAACTTCGCTAGTCTTTGTATTTCTATTTTGACTTTAGCATTTTCACTATGATATGCGCAGTATGAAGGACACCACTTAGGGTAGATTGCGTTGTTAGGACATCTACGCCCTGAATCTAGACTGTCTACAAACTCACATTTAGGTAAGTTATCCATCATTATGTATGGTATTTATACTAAGAGTTATGTTACGAGTTAATAGCTAAACATTCAATCTTTTAAGAGTAACATCATATTACTGATAACGATCATATCATCTACCAACATACAACATGGTTAGCTATTTCTATATTGCGTGGTGTATGGTACGATACCGATTAGAAGTACTGAGAGGATGGTGGTATGGTAAGTTCGATACAGTTTGCATATGTTGCCGCTGGTCATATTCTACTGAACAGAGGAAAGTTATTAAACAGCAATGTAGAGATGCCTTAGCTAGCAAGGGTAACATAAAGTTTCATTTTATTAGAGGGGACTTTATCGATTGCTATAGTCCTCTTTCCGACTTAGTGTTGCATTTTCCTCCCCCAGAATGTGAGGAAATTGAAGAACTGATGTATAACTCGTTGGACGATATGTCGTTAGCATGTCCATGCGCTGTTATGGGTGCTACACCTCAACTCCGTAAGGCTATGGAAGAAGTGAAATATGATGTAAAGTTCTATGAGCGAGATGAGATTGAACGCGCATATGATGAGGCTATGCAGAAGTAGGAGGTAACATAGAGGTAGGACAACTATATCAATCTTTTTAAAAGTCGGTTACCTACATACCAAGGTCAGTACTTACATACCAAGGCGAGTACGCTCATCTTGTTCTAGCGCATGTTCATCCTTCTGAGTTTGTTCACCTATCTCCTTTGCAGCTTGTTTATCTGCTTCTTCCAATTCATCTAACTCTTTGGCCATTTCCATTCTAACTTGCCGTTCAATCTTCCGGATCTTCTCCTGTACTGTGTGTTTCTTGCTGCATATTTGACAGTAAGTAGGAGCATGAGTGGGATGTACCGCGGCATGGGAGCATCTTCCAGCAACGATGGAGATGTACTCACACTGCACACGTTCTGATTTTGGCATTCCCTTCGGTTCGTCCTTTGGTACGCCGAAATCAGGACGAATAGGAGCGGGTGGCGTTTTCTCAATCTTCTCCCGCACCGCTTTTCGTTTGGAGCAAGATCCGCAGTACGCTGGGTTGACATCAGGAACAATCGCGCGTTGCGAACATCTCCCGAAAGCCGTAGAAATATATTCGCATTGCTTATCTCCAGGTTTTGGCATGCACTTCGGCATACTTCCTGGCATACTTCCAGGCACGCCCCTCGGCATAACGAAGGGCATGAGGAAGGGCATAGGGGTGGGAGCAGATAGTTTGTCTCCTACATTTCCATCTCCTACATTTCCATCGCCGTAGAAAGAAGGGAATGAGTTTGTAAACAACTTGAATAACTCTTCATCTGATTGATTAGCCATGGTGTTGGTAATAGCGTATCTTGTGATAGTAAACAAGGGGCATGTTACCAATATAAGTATATAAGTGATCACTTTTGTTTGATATAAACCAACAACCGTTATGCAACCCGAGTTGTAAAATATAAAAATTATATGCTATGCCTATCGTTGGCATAGAGGTAATAATTTACATATGATGAATGACGCCACAATCGAAATCAGTCATTAAATTGATCCCAATATGGCAGCCGTTGACGATTTCGATGATCAGCTAGATCAGGCAGATCAGGAGGAAGTGCTAGAAGAAGGTTTAGTTATTAACTATGGACAGCCTAGTGAAATACTTGGCGATCAGCCATCTATACACGTCGTCCCACCTGAGACCATCGATTACGTTTTACCTAAGACATTAAGACCTATCATAGGTTGTGATCAAGTATGTATTAAACGTAATCCCAAACTTGCCAATGGCTATAGTTACGAACATGAAGTTCCGTACACTACCGTAGATCCTAAGCTAAAGTGTATCATTAAATTATCCCGATCCATGTCTATAGATCTACCTCCGTTTCATACGTATACCTTCACAAGTGGGATATTGAAGGCGGTATTATCATCTAAGTATATCACATTAAGTACTACCAATAGATCTAGTATATCAGCGTTGAATATCAAAAGAACTTTTCCCATTTCCACGCCAATATTTGAGACAGATGATGTAATATGTTACCTCTCTAAGAACATGAGTATCTACAGATTAGCAGGGATTATTCGTGAGCTTTTTAACAAACCAGATGCGGTGGCCAAGATATACATCAATCTTACTAACCTAAGTTAATTCACCCTCCGTTATCTACTTCTCGTTGACCAGGAGGCCTAGTCGCCATTATCAAGTTGTTCATATACATTCAACAGAGTTTCCCAATCTCTACCACCGCCTACTAAGTAATCAACTAACTGGTTAAAATCTTGTTTCCTACTATCGCTGCCGCCATAGCCTGTTCCATAACCACCTCCACCAAGCATAAGAGCCGCACCGACATATTGTATGGCCATGTTACCTTCAAATGGAGGCGGATACTGATTGCTATGTAATCTAGCATTACCGAAGTCTATTAACCTAGCATCCTGACCATCCCACATTATATTACCAGGATGAAGATCTTCATGTGATACATATGCGTGATTAACGATAGATAGTGATCTTAAAAACTTACCTAGTATCAACCATCTGCGTTCCAATTCCGCTTCATCCGGATAGTCCATCTTGGCAATTAAATCTTCTAATGTGGATCCGCACAATAGTTCTTGTACTATGATAATACCATTGTATTCCACTTCATCACCATTAGGTAAAACGGAAATATGTTGATATGGTATAAATTCAACAGGACATACGTATGCGTCTTTACAATTATGTAACATGTTGAGATGGTTAAGCACAGTTATCTCATTGTTGTACGGTGTGCTTGGGTTTCCATATTGATCGTAATACTGACCATGGCTCCCACCGTGACCGTTTATATAGTATTTCAACGCAACTTCCTTCTTCAGTTGTTTGTCCACAGCATGATACACCACTGCGGATTTACCATATCCAATAGAGTTTAATACCACATACCGTTCGCGTATAATAGTTCCCCTTTCGATAATAACTCTGGAATTAGCTCTAGATGCGACAACATTACCGTAGTTTTCCGCCAACGGTTCATAGTATTGGGGAGGACTAGGCGATGGATAATCTTCATACAAAGGCAAGTCCGAATAATCAACTAATTCTTTATTGCTAGGTGAACTCATAGTAATCTTTTTAAAAGGTATAGTTTATTACCGAATAAACTACTAAGTTGTTACTTTGATAGTTTAGTATCATCAACCCGCGGCATGAATTGTAATCGTTTCTTGTTACAAGGACCTTCTAGATATGTCGTCATACCAGCGATAAATACTCGATCTCCACACATTACTACAATATCAGCAGGACAATGACTGGACTGTAGCTCTTCTTCGGTCTTCTGGTAAATGTAGATACAATGATCCTGAACATGGAAGCAAATAGGCGGATTTGCATTAATAATACTAACGCAGAATGTCTTTACGCGATTGTCAAAAGGACCAGTTAATTCATAAAGTATAACATCTTGTTTTGAGCTCCAACATACTATACTCTTAGAATCGTGTATAGTTAACAAGGGTAGAATCTTCTCCATTGTAAGCACTTCATCTGATCCAACTTTCCCATCGAGACTTACATCTGTGTTCACATCGGGACTTAACTCGGGACTTGCATCGTCCACTTTATCCATTGTATTCAATTCTATAATAACTAAGTGTTTGTATTATGTACATAGACTTTAAGTCGTCGTATTACACACGTTACTTTTAAAAAGTTACTCAACGCATCACTCAATGATAAAGTCCACGTCAATCCTACTGCGATCGCTTATCAACACCACATCTAGTCCCTTTGTTTTGGCCATATTAATACAACCCTTAGTACCCTTACTAGAGTCTATATCCCGGTGAAATGCTAGAACTAGACCGGTACCACCATCTTGAATGTGTTGTTTCATATGACTGACCATCAACCCATTGCGGATTGGTCCAGCAGCATTACCATATCTACTCCACTCGGCATCTATTGGCCATGTTTGAATCTTCAATATCTTGGATGCTAATTCTGCTGTTTTATCTACACCATCGCAATTACCATGCATAACTAAGGATGGTCTATATACATCCAGTATGGGTAATATTAGATTAAGTGGACGCCAGTACCGACATCCGGTGACTAGTATCCATAAATTTTCTTGAATGTGCTGCATATTGTCGATTAGGAAGTGAAATCGGTTCTGAGTACGACAGGATACAGCCAATCAGTCACAACATTTAGCGTCAAACTCTTACATCCGCTAATGCCGATACATAGATTCTAAAGACTTAAGTTTTCTCTAAAAGTCAGCTGATATATAGAGTGTTCTAATTTCACAAATGTCGTCACGAGAAGGTAACCTATTCCAAAGATCGCTAACCCGTCCAACTAATTATTTTCAACTAAGTGAACAACAACAGTGGAGGGTAGATAGCGAGTTAGGTATCTTGGATTGGGAAGGAGGTTGCTCTCACCAGTCAGACATTAACAAATGTCCAGCGTGTCTGGTGTTGTATAAGACTCGTTTCAACTTATCTTAGTGGTTTCGTGGAATGATGTTTTAAAATATGCGAACTGATGAACAGAGTCTAATATTAAAAGATAACAGCCAGTTAGGAAATACAATATGGCAACATACGTACCAGCCAAGATAGTAACACCGATACCAGAGGTACTGCGAGATTGTTGTATATGTGGTTCGTATCTGACTTTTACAGAGCGCGAGTCTGGTGATTTCTCATACACTCGTTCATTATGTCAAAGCTATCTTGAACATCATGTAGTACCAATACTGGAACATATCAGATTATACGTTAAAGATGAAGAACTGGTGTACTTCGTCAAAGTTAGGGCTGACAACTTATACATCGATATTGGGTGCGGCAACGTTGAAGTTAGAACAGGCAGCACGAAACCCGTAGTTAAACCGGGAATTACACCATTGAAGAACGTACCCAACGGTAAAGTGATAAAGATGATAGAGAAGATACAAACAACATGTGACAACGTCAAAATCTACATGGAAGTGTTCTATCGTTATCATAAGAAACTTAAACCGACACTACTAATGTCTTACTTAACAGATGAAGAGCGAATGGCATGTCGATAGCCGGTCGGTAGACGGCTATAACTTTTTAAAAACTAACACATTAACACATAACTATAACACTTAGATAATCAATCGAACAATCAATCAGTGAAGTAGTCGTACGCTTCTGCATGTTCAGATTTCCAACGAGACATGTCAATCGCGTCTGGTGCTTCCGGATTCTGCAACCAAGTATCGAGAGTAGCGATATGTTTTTCCATAAACACTAACTGTTCAGGTGTAGCTAGATGTTTGTAGTCTCGGAGACGTTCCAACATGCCCTCAGCAAACTTCTCATCGCTCATTCTACCTTCACATTCGTAGAAGTGGTCAATAGAACACCATAACACTTCGCGAACATCCACTTGTTTGATGTTGTTGATGATGACGCTGACTTCTTTATCTACTCGTGAACAGACATACTGCATGATCTCTTCATCTTTGGAGTTGCACCAGTTGACTAGTTCTGTCATAATAGACAAGTCCTTTTGAAACTCTGTATGTTGAGTCCATTCTTCTTGGATGACCCCCGATATTTCAGACGCCAAGCCCTGCGATATCTCTTGCTTAGCTGCATTCGTGAGTCGCGTCTCGTAGTCCAGTTCGTACACAGTACCACGCAATTGATCATTTTCAGCCCTGCTTTGCACGTCGTGTCTCAATTTTGCATTTTCTACCATTAGATCGTACACATAGTCTAGAACATCCTTAATTTGTTGCCAGTTTCTATGTTCCAGCAGCAGCCACACAACATGAAACCAATCCTCATGTGTCTCAGTTTCCAGATACTCTTTGTTGACATGAAGTTGTTTTCTGAGTTCTTCCACCAGATGTAATACACGTTCCTTGAGATTCTTAGATTCCTCTTCACTCTTTACTATCTTAGGCGGCTCATGGATTGGTATTTCATTGTTAGTGTCACGGTACTCCAACTTCTCACCATCAACGGATAAGTTAGATAACTGACTATCTAATTGACTCTCGTCAACTTCGATTACCTGATTAGTAGTAGACATGTTGATTTGGGGATATATTGTACGCGTAAATGGGGGCAAATATAACTTGCTGGGTATATAACATCACGCTAACAATGTTTTTAAAATAAACGGTGTGCTACCTATCTATACTAATATACTTATTTATCTGTATTTTACATACCTAACTCACCCACGGTATATTATCAAGAATGAATGTCATCCTCGTGAATTCCGTGCTCAAGCATTAATTCTTTCTGCTCCTTCTGTATCGCAATGAATGCAGTTAAGATATAGGTGTAGGAAGCAATCGCATGTCTGCGAAAGTTTCGCGACTCTCCTCCGGTGCCTATACTTGAATTTACACTTGAATTTACACTTGAATCTCTATCTAGTGTCTCCTTCCGGTCTGGATCAACTGAATTAGTTCTACTGGACATATTACTGTTGTTGGGTTAGATTGAATTCAAGTTACCTACTATGTCAGCTTCTGCATCTAACTTTTTAAAACTCTGGCGGATGTGGACGTAAATCTACTGAGTATCCAACTCTTGATACAATCGAAGTAGTCCGACACTATCTCCACGATGATCCTTGAGTGACATTATCATTAGTAGTAACATATCCTTCATTATTGGAGATAGAATAATACCATCTTCTTTATACTCCTCCAACCGTATATCATAGGTTTCTCTCCCATTTTTACCTCTGGAGCTATAGAGCATAAAATCTAGTCCTGTTAGATTACATGTTATTTGAGTAATGTTATCCGGAGGGTAGCCTTCGGATAATTTGCCGGATAAACTGAAATCTATTATCCTTATTTTCCCATCGTTGTTAGCGTTCTCATCATTCTCACACGAAGACTCTGACTTACTCCCGATCCAGAAGATGTTGTTGAGATTGAGGTCCTGGTGAACCCAACCTCGTTCTTGGAAGATAACCATAGCCTCTATAATCTGACCCAATATCTTCCATACCAGCTTCTGATATTCAATGTTAATATTGACACATTTAACCTTGGGATCTGCACCTTCTAGTCTTCCAGTCCACCTTTCAACCAAAGACTTTAATAACTCGCCTTCGACTAGTTCTTCTACGATATATGTATAATCGATCAGATAGCGGGGTGGACACTGACTATTTTGACGATTAAGTTCTTCCCAATATCCATAGTATTTAACTACACACTCACATTGCAGCGACTTTAATGCTAATATTTCATACTTACCGCTACGGATGCTTACGCCATCTATTTTATGTACATTACCCACTTCTTTTATGGCTACTCTTTGTTGTAGGAATGTATCGTAAGCAGAATAAACTGTTCCATGTATACCGAAACCTATGTTGATCCAATCGGTAAATCTATCTCTACTTAACGTTGTAGTGTCGGTTGACATGTTGAACTATTAGCTTATTTACAACACAATCTTGGCGATAATTGTGGTATGACATCTATGTGGTATCATTCATAGTATATAGCTTTTTAAAACGCAAACTCTAACCATATGGACGTAAATCTACTGAGTATCCAACTCTCGATATAATCGAAGTAGTAAAGCGTTATCATTGCGATGGTCTTTCAACATCATTATCATCAACATCAATATATCCTTCATAATTGGAGATAGATTGATACCTTCTTCTAAGTATTCTGCTATACGTATAGTGTAGGTTTCTTCTCCACCCATACCCCTAGTACCCGGCGAATAGCAATCCAACCAAGTTAGATCAAATATCAGATCAACAATGTTATCCGGGGAGCACACGGATAGAGTGTCGGCGCACCCGAAGTCTACTATTACAATTTTCCCTTCAATCTTCTCTTCCGGAGCATCAGAAGCCTCTATCCCGGGTTTTATCCAGAAGATGTTCGAAGTACTGAGATCTTGATGAGACCATCCACGATCCTGAAATATAGCGGTAGCCTCAATAACTTGACCTAGTATCTTCCATACCAACTCTTGATATTCTATCTGTGCATTAACGTAGGTTATATAGGCAGGAATTGGCGCTTTACCTACTGATTTCCTAATTAATCTCTTAACTATCTTCTCAAGTAGTTCGCCTTCCACCAATCCCTGTACGATGTAAGTATAGTTAACCAGTGGTTTAACGTTACCGAATCTATCCACTTTTCCATACACATCTTCTTGGTTAAGCTCCTGCCAGTAACCATAGAATTTAGGTACATACTTACATTGTAGCGATTTTAGGGCCGACATCTCATCCTTCCCAGCTACTATTCTATTTAGCCATTCTTCGTGCCATATACCAACATGTCCACGTGTAGAACCTACTCTCTTGATGGCTACATCAATACCCAGTTGAGTATCGCGAGCTGAGAACACCACGCCATTTGAGCCCTTACCTATCTGCTTCCAATCGGAGAATCTATCTCTACTTAACTCCATATTACTAGTTAAGATAATCAATTATTCGTTATATGTTGCTATAGTCCTGAGGCACATTACCCATTCGAGTCCATATACCATCACACGTAGTATGTAACTTTTTAAAAACGTTAACACCTTAGAACTGAGCATGCATCTCCTGACGCTCTTGTTGCTCGCCAGATCCGCGCTTAGCTAGTACATCTACTTTCTCATTTCCTGGAATACCAGTGTGGGCAGGTACGTGCTGGATAGAAACTGGACACTCTTGCAACAAACCATCTATGGCTTGAATGAGGTCCTTGTGAAGTACATCTTTACCTGTAGTGGTTTTCCAGCCATTAGACTTCCACTTCTTGACCCAATTAAGAGCGCAGTCGATGGAGTATTGGGAATCCGAATAGATCTTAGTACAAGTCGTTTGTACTTTACTTCTAATATAAACTGCTGCGTGAATAGCTCGGTATAGAGCATACAATTCTGCTCGTTGGTTAGTGCGTTCGCCTGGTACTGGACCCCAGATGGAGATCAGAGGATAACTCTGATTGTTACTGAAGTATTCCATATACACTCCAAACCCAGCATTGGCCATGGATGGCTGGCTACTACCGTCGCAGTAAACTGTTAGTTGTCCTTCTTGGGGAGGTTGTAATGTAAATATCTTCTGGGGTCCAACATCGGCATGTGTAGGAGGTCCGGAGTATCCACCGTATGTAGAAGCTCCACCGCCGGGATACTGCTGCTGATATGGTTGTGGTGTCGGTTGGATCACCTGAGGTTTGATTACTTCGGGGCCAACGGGTGTGTACTGATCTTGTTGACCATATTGCTGACCATATTGTTGACCATATTGTTGTTGGCTTTGTGATTGGCGTGATTGTTGCAACATATCCATGACGCTCTGCGGTACACCGTATGGACCCTCTTGACCTATTTGTTGTAGACTATCTAACACCTCCTTGGTAAGATGGACCTGATTTGGTGTTTGATGATATACACTCGGCTGTGAAATCTGCGTCGGCTGGACGGGTTGTACCATCTGAGTTAAGTATGGAGTTTGTTGTTGCATGGGTTGTTGACCATATTGAGGTTGTTGTCCATACTGCTGACCATATTGAGGTTGTTGACCATATTGAGGTTGTTGACCATATTGAGGTTGTTGTGGCTGTTGTCCATATTGAGGTTGTTGACCATACTGCGGTTGTTGCTGTTGTCCTGTCGGTTGCCCAGACTGTTGACCTGTGGATGTAGATCCTCCACTTTGAACGAACGCCATAGCCTCCTGATATGAGGGAAACTTACGATACGAAGCAAACGGAAAATTATCTACCTGGGCTTTAGTATCATTCCAATTATTGTAAACGCCTGGAATTCGTCCCTTGCGGACGGCGTAGAATGCACCTTGAGACATTGAAGACATGAGTGATGTAGATTGGGTATATTGGACTTTGCCAATCCGTAGCCTTCAAGTCTATCAGTATAGATCGTCTAGCGTCTTTAACTTGTGTGATAAAGTTTTAGAATAGTAACATCTAAGAGAATGTCCCATAATCAATGTGAAATAAATTTCGACATTTTAGTGTTAAACTATGCTAGTTCCATACCGGTGGGTTGTGTAACAACATACGGAGGGATAGCCATCGCATTAGGCTACCCTGGTCACCAACGTAGAGTCGGGAGTATCTTGAGTAAGAATCCATATCCTGGTGTTCCGTGTCACAGAGTTATTATGTCAGACGGTAAAATAGGAGCATATTTTGGAGATGGAAGTGAAGAAGGTAAGAAACGTAAGGCAGAACGCCTAATGTCAGAAGGTGTACCAGTTAATTTAACACGTAAGGGTTACGTTGTTGATATGAAGACTGCTAACATATATTAACATGTAGATTGTTTTTAAAAACTATGTATACTTATGTTATTATATAGTGTTACTCAGGTGGTTTGAATCGTAGAACACTGGTAGGTTGGGTAGCGGTTTGCTGTGTGCTAGATTGTTGTATTGGAGTAGGCGCTACTGTCATAGGAGCTGGTACCATAGGAGCTGGTGTCATAGGTGTCATGGCAGTGGTAGCAGTGGATACTACAAACTGTCCGCCTTCTCTATTACCTCTTTCTCCAGGTCCACCGCCTGCGCCGCCATATCCACCAGAAGGTCCGCCATATGAACCTCTGGACATTTTACCTCTACTACCACGTCCTCCTCTCCCGCCTCGCCCTCCACCCCTACCACTGCTGCTACCGCCGATACTTCCAGCGTCCGCGGATGGTGTTGCGGATACGGTCATTGTAGTTGGTTTGGGTCCGGGTACTATAACGACAGGTACTTGTTGAGCTTGTTGTGGTTGAGTGGTTGCTTGTGGTCCAATAACAGATGGACGAAAGTCTAGGTTATTGTTGGGTGGATGTTTAGGTCCTGGTAATGAAGGTGGTTTCTGTCTTCGATATGTATCCACAGTCTCTGGACCTTGGAGTACAACCTTAGACTGACTTCCTGATCCTCCTGAACCGGAACCTCCTCTTCCATCTCTTCCACGACTACCGTGGCTACCGTGGCCACCATGTCCAGATGGACCGCCTTGCCCGGGTTGCCCGGGTTGCATTTCACCATGTACAATAGGTTGCATCAATTTGGTACTAGGTTGTGTGCTATCGTATATTACATGACCTACCTTACTTCCATGAGCGTGACCAGCATGTTTATGTCCTCCATGATTACTTCCATGGCTACCGCCATGACCTCTATGTTCATGTTTACCTTTCTTACCACCCACTTGGTAGGTAGTGACTCGCTGCCCTCGATCGCCGTGAGGCATGCTAAACCGTCTCTTACATAATTGTACCTCTCTATTGATACGATCACGTTTCTCAGTTTCGCTAATGATCCATTCGTGAGCTTCAATAGGTCTGAGCTTTACTAAGATGTCTGGCGTAATATTAGTTTGCCCCACCAGTTCCATTACACGCAATGGATCAGGAAACGGTAGCAAACAAACGCCATGGCGCTCTTCGTCCACTCCTTCTGGATCCATAGCTACATTTATTGGGTTAAGATCTGCTAACGGACCTTCGTATGTCATCCATCCCCGAATAGACTGATTAGCTTGAATCTTAGATGCTACAGGCAATACATTTAACATTTGATGTAAGCAGTGCATCTGCATATCTGTTGGTTTACGTTGATACTCTCCCAATAGAATAGTGCGTCCAACAGAAGGTGTCGCTTGAGCTAGATCAAACAACAAAGGAGTGTACCTGTACTTGTAGAAGAACCATTCGCTGATTGCCTTAGGTCCACGAGTGTAGTAGTGAAACACCCAAGACAGACCATCCAAGTAGTCTGTAACCATAGCTTTCATGGATGTTTGCATGTGCTCTGGTGTAAGTCCTAAGATCTTGTCACTACTACTACCAATAGCAGATAGCAATCCATCAACAAAAGATCTCATACTTTCATCACGGGGACTGAATACACGATTGTACCACATAGCACGAAACTTGTTATAATCTAGACTCTGTACACCCGAATCTGTTGTAATAACTGCAGCTTCTGCCATCTTGAATGGATACTTATACTTACGTAATGTACGAGTATATATCAAACTGCCTTCAGATGGATACAGATTACGGAAGAACACTGCAACATTAGACCATAGTATATCTCTAGCAGTTTCAACTGCAACAGTTAAAGGAAGATTAGTCTTGCGATATGCTTCCAACAATGGCTCTACACCCATAGCAATATCCGCCAATGCAGGTTGTCCAGGTAGAAAGTCGTTACCAGCTAGCGACAATACGAACACAAAATCATCCATCGCTTGACGCAGTTGGATGTTTGTTTCCATATACTCGTTAGTAACCTCATCTGGAATAGAGTATCCCATCTTAGATGCTACTACTCTACGAAATACGTTAATGTCATAGAACTTGAGCATACCCTTACTTGCACTACCCAGATCAGGTAGATCGTCCACTTTCAACTCACCCTTCATAGGTAAGATTTCATTGTTAAACGCAAGTAGGATGTCGCGGACGCCGCAGTTGGCAGCTAACACCATAAGATCGGCATCTAATCCCATAAGGACATGGTAACCTCTACTTTCGTTGATTGGTACTTCAGTTCTGAGTCTACCTTCGCGATAGAAATCCATAATCTTCTGTTCGCCTTCGCCAGGCTGCATGTGTGAAGAGTAGATGACAACTGCGGGTAGTAAAGGTACTTCTTCCGTAACTCCATTGGCGTTGGTACGTAGAACTTTCTTATCTTTATTCTGACTCAACCACAAGTAGATGCGCTTGTCAATTTCTTGCATAACATCTGTACCAGGAGTGAAACCGCTGAAGTCAAATGTCTTAGCAATAATCTCATCTAAGACTCCACGAAAGCGCCTATCCCTTTGAGTTACTTGTTTACCCATAGGAGCTACTCCATCAACAGCAAGGATGAGAGTGTCACGAGGATATGTAGCCAACAATGCATTTACCAGAATGGCGAACAGATTGCGCATAGCTTGTTCGAATGCGTGAGAACCCATACTAGCCAAGATCTTACGCTGTTCTACTAAATCTTTGTCATTGATATTGTAAGTGATGGTCTTCTGACGGGTTTTGGGGTCGTAGGTAACTATCTGTTTTGGTTGCATACCCATACCCCTACCAAATGCCAAGTATAGTAGAGAATTCATATCAATACTCAAGCTGGATACTACAGGAGGTTCGCCGCGTATGACGAAATTTTGCGGTAAGCTACCCATCCATCCTCCGACAAATTTAGGAAGACCCATAGTGACTCACGATATACACTTTGGACTGACAGTAAAAGAAACTTTGGTGCTACTTATGGACCACAGTCTGGGGAACAAATAAGTCCTCAGTGTTATTCCGTGTCATACAGATACCTGACTTTTTAAAATACGTGACCCTATAGGACGTTCAAATGTTGCTACTCTGCCATTCCTACTCCGGCGTCCGCCATCGCCGTCATAACTGTTCGTTTGGTTGTTCTTCTGTAGATCCAATACATCAATAATGCAATAGCTAATAAGACGATACCTGCAATACCAAATACTGCAGCTCCAATTGAGTATCGATAAGCATGTTTAGCGGCTGGATCTTGGACATATGGCGACAGCTTAGCAGCTGCCATCGCGGCAAGAATACCATTAGCCAATGACAGTCCACCAATAACAAATAACAAAACAATAAGTCCTATCGTAACTCCTCTACTCACATGTTCCTCGGCATATTGAGCTTGAATCTTATTCCATACCTCCTCATGAGTCTTGGCATCGAAAGCTCCAGGTCCACAACTGAAGTAAATAACAACCCATCCGATAAGAATGAAAACACCAAGTGCTACTGCAGACCAACTCAAAACTGCTGCAGTAGTCAAGTAAGAATGTGCGGAACGTAACGCATCGTCACCAATAAATCCGATTACCTGTACGGAATACACCGCAGCCACTACAACAAATATGGCAGATATGATCAGAATGACGATAGCTACAATGAGCGCGATAAGGAATAGCCAGGCGTTCATTCTCAAACTTAATTATTATACAATGTTTTACGTGATTAAGTTTTTAAAATGATACATTATATCAATACCGTCAGTATATCAATATTACTGCTGTACATCAGTTAAACAAAAGTACAAGAATAGTACGAAGACCAGGAACACATATAGAAAAATATAAATAATGGCTAACAACGACAGGGACATGCTCTTTACTTCTTTTTCTCCACTCGTTTCACTCTTGCTACCTATCCGTTCGTTCGTTGACTCACTTCTTTTTCTCCACTCGCTTCACTCTTGCTACCTATCCGTTCGTTGGCTCACTTTTTCTTCTCCACTCGTTTCACTCTTGCTACCTATCCGTTCGTTGACTCACTTCTTTTTCTTATGTTTACAAGCCCGTTCGGCAACTAGCATCAAAATCAGTGCACCCGCAATGAAAAACGTTCCTCCAATACCAGCTACTGCAGCAATAATTGCGTCTCTATACGGTTCTTTCAGTAGAGTATCTCCGATTAATCCACTGTAAGCAATCTTGAAGGCTGCAAGAGCGCCTAAGAACCCGTCAATCAGCGCTAATCCTCCTGCTATAATTAATCCCAAAATCATACCTATTTGGATGAAGCTAGAACTATACTTTGCTGCACCTAGAAGGAATTCTGGGAAGAAGATGGCTAATGCTACCAATCCAATACCAATCAAAACAATAAGTCCCACTGCTACCCACGTTAACACAGTAGCCCATACTAAATACTTGTAGGCAGCACGTAGCATGGGATCTTGATCTTTAAACGGGTAGTTACCTAAGTTATCTGCGGCCATAGTTACGTAGACTGCAGCTATTAACATAATAACTACAGCTATCACTAGGACCATAATTATAATCCATAGTTCCATTATAATCGGACAGACTCTGGTATATCTTTGTTTTAAAACTGTTTTGTATTGGTTAACACTTCTGTTCTAGTATATTTTCGTCTAAGTTACATTATTCTCTCAACTGAAGACCACGACCATAACTCTCAATTATAGGCTAGATCGAAGGGTATTAGTCCAAGACACACTAACAATTTCAATACCTAGCGGTTCCAGTTGTTCAGCTGACTTTAGGGATACTATACAAGTTAGAAACCTTGAAGGTTTAAGGTCTCTACGGGGAGAAGACGCACTGGCTAAATTAATTGCCAAACGCTGGTGACCACCTTGTTTGATTGGCTTCTTGGTGAGCTCGGTGAAAAATGTTAGGTGCTTATGTAGCGACTCGCTGTCAATATTTGTACAATGGATATTGGTTGGCATCGGTTCTTCCATTAGTATGTAACTATACTTGATGTTATCGATTAGGTCTTTGATCAATGGAACGTCTGGGTTGCCACCTTTACCATAGGGGTAATCATCGCCACTACTTTGACTACCGTTACTACTGTAAATGTGGGAGTCATGATTTTTGTAGCGAATATACAATTCTATGAATCCACAGCTACTACTCCTAACAATTGAATACAATCCAGGCGCTAGTCTAATTTTATCATAGTTAGACGAAGATACTGGTACAGTTATGCGAGTCATGTCGATAGTAGTGTGATACTTTAATGTTACCTTTGACGACAGGTTGCTATACTTTAACTTGTGTATCGTGTCTCTAGTTAGGCTTTTAAAAACGAATTCATAGTTAGTAATACAATTGAAACACACAGTTTGCGAATGTTGTTCGTTGTGGTCTACATATATTATAAATATCAGATATATACTATGTTCCTAGATACATAGTATATCTTCTGGAACAAACCATCCTTGCGGAATGGTGGCAATGTCAGCACGCGAGACTTCTTCGGTTGAACTTATTTCCTGGTAGCTCTTGTAGTAACCATCTCGAATGAACTGCACGGCCTGCTCTTGCTCTATATAGATCTCAATCATAGAGCGATAACAACCAGAGTGTTCATCGTAGAATATGTCGGATTCAATACTGTTACCTAGCTCGGCATCCGATTGAGTACTGATACCTGATTCAGCGCTACTATCAGATAACCTAATCTGTGTTGCATTATCCATATCATCACACGTCCCCATGTCAGTACCGACGTCAGTCACGGCGTCAGTACCGACGTCAGCCCCAAAACTAATAACGTCCAGGTCATTGGGTTCGTCAAAACAAACACCAGGTATGTCGAGATAGTTATATACCATACCAGTCTCTTCCACTATAATTTCTGACAGGTTGTCAGACAAAGAGTCGGACATGTTGGACAGATGGCTAGAAGTCCCCAAGGAGTTGAAATCGTTCAAGATATCAACATCATAATCTTCGTCGTCCTCTTCTGGTATCTTCTGTGTCTCCACTACTTGCATTTCAGGTACCGCTTGCTTCTCCGCTGCTTGTATTTCAGGTACTGCTTGTTTCTCTGGTACTAATTGTTTCTCGATTACTGGTTGTACCTCTTCCCTACGGTCGAGATAATATTCGTCATTGACGAGGCCGGCAACAGAGAGGGGACCGATGGTTAATGTCACTGTAGGCTTGTTGACATTCAAACTAGCTCGATCATATAGTCCGATTGCTGCTCGATCGTAGATGGAGGGCATAGGAGTACGGGGTACAGGTTTTCTGTCGAACCTCATTGCAATTCGTCGGAATCGTTCGGTACAAATGGAACCCTGTACTTGGGTCGGAGTTGCCGTCGTAGTAACATTTGAGGGTACAGGTATAGCAACATCAGAAGGTGCCGACGTAGTACCCGATGTTATACCATCGCCAACGTACATACTACGGGACTTAGATGATCTATTTTTCATGATTGGTTTGACAATCGGAGGGTTACCGACCATCTCAAATGTAGAAGTAATTTTGTTATTACTTATCTTGAACGAGGAGAATGGAGACGACGAAGAATTGCGAGTGGTTCGCTTCTTATATTGCTTCTTGTACAGACCGTTTCCGCTCATATTGAATGAATATCTAATTAAAATAACGTGGTTAACTGGGAGATTGTAAATAATGATGTATGCTACTCTATAGTAAGGGGCTAATGGCTTATACCCGCCATATAGTGTCGCATTTATAACATAGAAATCCACACTCTATAGTTAGCCTGATAGACTAAATGAAAAATAAATGAACATTTAACGCTTACAACCCATGTCCATGATAATATGTGTAAAATTATTCATGAACGCAGAGATCCGTTAGTCGGAAGTGTTAGCAGAACACCTAAACTGAGTTCAATTTAGATTCGCACACGAAACCACTAAATATGGAAAATTCACCATGACGAATGTGCGTTGCTACTTACGTGTGTTTCAAATTTGAGGGTCGTTTAGCCGGCGGATATGCTTGTAGATCGTATAATTGCACGTAGAATAATAACTACGTTATTATTTTTAAAAAGCAAACAACCAACATGTTATTGACTTTTATATGAATTTATTGACTTTTAACTTTAACTGAATCCTTGACGTTAACGTTTAACTGTTACTATTTATTGTCTATCGCTATTAATTATGGGTGTATGTAAGAAGTGTAAACACCATAAATGTAGGTGTGTCAAGCGAAAGTGCCTGAAAATACAATGTACTGATGGAGCCACTGGTGGAACGGGTAGTACCGGGCCTACTGGATCAACTGGACCTATTGGTTCCACAGGTCCCGTAGGCCCAACAGGAGCTACTTTTACATTTTTCGTGGAAAGTAGATCTCCGACAGGAGCTACGTTAGCCGGACCACTTCCAGTAAATAATTTATCGTCCTTGATATTTACTAGCGATGGATGTAATATAGATGTTTTGCCGGGTAGCGTGAACGTTAGATTCAGCAATTTCACAGCCGTTGGCGGTACTGGTAATACCGGAGGTACAGGGTCTACGGGATCGACTGGTAGTACGGGATCCACAGGTTCTACTGGTAGTACGGGATCCACAGGTTCTACTGGTAGTACGGGATCCACAGGTTCTACTGGTAGTACGGGATCCACAGGTTCTACTGGTAGTACGGGATCGACTGGTATGACAGGGTCAACTGGTAGTACGGGATCGACTGGTATGACAGGGTCAACTGGTAGTACGGGATCCACAGGTTCTACTGGTAGTACGGGATCGACTGGTATGACAGGGTCAACTGGTAGTACGGGA